AAGCAGAGTAGCAATAGTAGTATAGATAATTGCAAGATACTTTCTAAAGGTTTCATTCACAATTACACTTGCTTTCTAATTGGGTTAGTTTAGTTGAGAGTTCTTGTACTGCTTTTATAAGTGGTATTACAAACATTTCTCTTGATATATCTTGTGAACCATCTGATTTTTCTGACCAACCTCCAAAAGTGCTAACACCAGCTTTATCTAAAGCTTCTTTTACTTCTTGTGCAATCATCCCATGCATTACAACGTCTGTGTCCATATTATTTTTTTCACTATAATGCTCTGTTAGTTCTTTTGGAACTTCATTTGAAGGTTTCCATTTAAAAGTTTTAGTTTTTAATTCTTTAATAAAATCAAGACCCAATGTATCATCTTTAATATCTGTTTTTAATCTTTCGTCTGAACTTCTTGAAAAAGCTGCATCCGATGTAAATGTATTAGAAACAACATTACTTGCTTTGCCAAAACTAAATTGATTTCCACCACCAGTAATATTAAAACCTATAACAATAGCATTATCAGTATCATTGGCTGATGGGTCTGTGTTTGAGCCAAGACAAATATTTTCTTCACCACTTATAATTGCATCTCCAGCACTTGCTCCTATGCAAGTATTATGGTCTCCTGCTACATTTGTACCAGCTTTATACCCAAGGAATGTATTAGCAGAATGAGTAGTTATATCTTCCCCAGACACAAACCCAACACAAGTATTTTGACTGCCAGTTGTCATTGATTTTAAAGACTTATGACCTATTGCAATAACATCAGATGCAGCATTGCCAGCAGTGGATTGTAATGAAAATGCACCAATAGCGACAGAACGAGCTATCGAACCTCCAGTAGCTCCAGTTCCTATAATAACATTTTCATCTGAATCACCATTTCGTATAGCACTTCCAGCACTATACCCTATAACAATATTTCCATCTTCTCCACTACTAGCATTAGCAAAAGCTCTGTATCCTATTACTGTATTTCTATCACATTCAGCAGCTGTTTCCATAGCTTGATACCCTACTACAACATTGCCGTTACTATTACCAGATATGGTTTTTGCTGATTGATACCCAATGGCTACATTAAAATCTGTACCAGTTCCACTAGCTGCAGTTAATGATTGATAGCCTATTCCTACATTTGCTTGACCTTGTGTAATAGTTGCACCAGCTTCGTGTCCGATTAATACAGAACCTTCAGCTTCTTCATCGTTAATAGCAGTTCCTGCGTTATATCCAATGGCAATAGTTCCTTCATGTTGAGTTGTACCAGTAGAGTTTAATGCGTTACTACCTATTGCTATATTATGATTAACTTTTACTCCATTGCCTAAATTTCCTGCGGCTAATGTTGCAGTTCCAATAGCTATATTATGATTAGCTTCTGCACCAGCATGATTTTCTTTTAAGTTTTCCATCGAATTGCCACCGATAGCAATATTATGAGATTCTGTTCTTTCTAAATTTTGAGCTGCTTTAAATCCTAAACCGACATTTGACCCTCCAGTTGTTAAGTCAGCTAAAGCCATATATCCAACTGCTACATTTTCAGCTCCACTTGTACAACTATATAAAGCTGTATCACCTACGGCAACTTGCTGAGAAGCTGCAGATGTTAAAGTTGATGCTAATGTATCTCTACCAATAGCAACACAATTATTTACATCAGCAGTACCCCAGTTTCCACCCATAGATTCATAACCAATAGCTACATTACTATCAGCTGCAGTAGTAGCTCTATACATTGCTCTATAACCCACAAGGACATTGGAATTGCTAGTCGTTAATCCAAGACCAGAGTTGCTTCCAATTATTGTATTATTATCACCAGTTGATACAACTGCTCCTGCAGTATGACCAAGCATAGTATTATTGTTGCCACCAGAAGCAAGAGCATGTCCTGCTTGGAAGCCAAAAGCTTCGTTATCAGTTCCTGGTCTTATGCTTTCAATACCATTATTGGTAATTCTCATTCTTTCAGTACCAGAACTTTCTCCATCAACAGTTGTTTCAAAAACTAAAGTATTTGCAGTATCATAAGGTCTGCCTATAAATGCTTGAATACTATTTGAATCGCCCTCAATAGTAATACCAGCTCTTCTATCTGAAGATGCTTCCAATATAAGATGTGCTATCTCATCACTTGCAGCATCATTTGTGCCTTTAATTCTTAGCTCTGCTTTATCTGCTTCTATTTGTAATTGGCTTGTAGCTGTAATAGAATTTGTACCAATACCTACATTATTTTGAGATGCATCTACAAATAATGTATTAGAATCAAAGTTAATATCACCACTTGCAGTAAGCGTACCAAATGAACCAGCACCACTTACATTAGCATCTCCAGCAAGATATAGATCTTTCCATCTTGCACCACTTGTTCCTAAATCTCTTGAGTTGTTAGCATCTACTTTTGCATCAACGCTAAACATAACTTTGTCTGATGTAATTCTAAGTTTTTCAGACCCACCATGACTAAAAGTAAAATTGCCTGTGCTATTATTTATGTCTGAGCCATTTATTGTTATGTTATCAACTGTAAGCGTGGTAATACCATCAATGGTTCCAGAATCTATATCAACGTTAGTCATGTTTTGACTGTCAAAATTTATTGCACCAGTTGCAGTAAAAGCACCAAGCTTTGTAGCTGTTAATGTATCCCCACTAAATGTTAGATCTGAATCCTCAGTAAGTAGCCCATTTGTTCCATAGATCGCAACTCTTCCAGATGTTTGAGAATCAGCAGTAAGCGTTGAAGCTCTAAAATTATAAGCCCCAATATCTGTATTAGCACCTACCCCTTGAACAATAGCTAATTTTTGTGCTTGTGAAGTTGTTAATGTTCCACTAGAAACATTTAAAGTTTTACTAGATCCTACTGTAATGTCAGACGTTGCTATTGTAGTTCCATCAATATTACCACCATCTATATTTACTGTAGCAGCTTCTAAGTTTGCAACTAATGTAGCAACTGCATATCCTGTAGCACTTGTATTAATAGTATTAGTTGTAGATAGATCTTCTTGTGAATCTATAAATAATTTAAACTTACCACTATCGTTAGCATCTCTAAATAAACCTGCATATTTATCTGTTCCACCTGCATCATACAACCCTACAAAACCTATATCAACTACATCAGAAGAATCATTATCTCTGCCAAGTTGTATTAAACTATCATCAACTTGTAAATTTGTTGTGTTTACACTTGTTAAGGTACCTGCAACAGTTAAGTTTCCTGATATCTCAACTACGCTTGTAGATACTTTTAATATTGTTGCTGTACCATCACCATCATATAATGCTTTTGCAGTACCAGTTACACCACCATTAACGTGGATAATTTGTGGATAAGTTAACGATATTTTATTGCCAGTCAAACTTGTAGGCATTATAAATCCTCCCAGTTCTGAGTTTGATCTTCCCATTTAAGATTTGATTGCTCAAATATTTTATCATAAATGGTACTTAAAAAATTTGCATATTTACGAAATACTGTTATCATGCTTTTAATGCAATCATATTTGTTGCAGTAGTATTAGAAGCTTTTACATGAGTTATTTGAATTGGAAGTAATTGTCCACTTGCTACGTTTTTAAATGTAAAATCACTACCACTCGTTGCAAGAGTTACGACTACATCTCCACCTACTCCTACATATAATGATTGATATGTAGATCCTAACGCTTGATCAGACCCTAAATTAACTGCAGTAATTACTAAGCCTGTACCATATAGCATTTTATCTATAGTATCATTAGATGTTTTAACAAACCCATTTGAATTAACTTGTAATGGGCCTACATCTCCATCTGTAATAGTTTGCGGTGTTGACTGATACAACCCACCTACAAGAGTATGCTTTGATGTACTATCAGTCCAGTCACCATCATCTACATATACTGATTCTGAATTAGCTACAAATGTAACACCTGTAGCATCTACAATATCTACTTGTAAAGAAGCATTACCACTATTGTAGACTTTATTAAGTATTTCTCTTTCTAAAAATGTTAAATTTCCCATAGTCTTACCCTGTTACCACATAACAAAATTTATTACCACTTCCGCCCTGACCTTCAATATGTGCATGAGTAGCTCCATTTGGAATATAAAATTTTTGCATTTTATTTGCCTCTATTCTAAGTGAGTTATTCCCATTAGCATCTCCTGATGTAGTGTCAAAACCTATAGAACTTAATTCTTCTGGGAACACATATAGTATAGTATGTCCTGTAGGTAATGCAATATTTATTTCATCATTGGTATCACTAGTACAAGTCTGCCCTCTAGTCGCTTCAGTCCAGGCAGAAGCATACTCAGAGTTCAATGCTTGAGTACTATTAAACTTTAATAGGTTCTTCTGAACTGACATTATGTTGCCTCCGTATAATCGGTTAATTCAGCCATAGAAGTGGCTGATGTTGTTAATTCTGTAAAACTTGCAGAGACTGTATTCACTAGCTCAGTTATAGACTTAGCGTAGGAGGACACTTCAGATATTGATGCATTAGCAATTTGATTTTCAGTATAAGAAGGTTTAGTCAATACAATCTCTGTCATGATTCATCTTTGTCTCTAGTAGAGTAAACAGTAGGCTCAAAGCCTTGTCCTTTAATTACAACTTTCTCTGTTCTGCCTGTATTAGCATATCTTTTTCCTTCTCTTACTCCCTTTTCAAATTGGTTTTCCCAATATTGTGCTGCTGCTAAAGATTCTATATTTAATTCATACCCTCTTTGTATAGCTTTAGCTACTACAGTATGTTGGAATTCTTCTGGTAAATCTGGAGTTTCGTTATATCCAGTTGTAGTATTAGATGCTCCAGTATTAGCATTTATAAATAAATTAGGTTTTTTAATTGCAAATATAGTAACCGTTTTTGCTTCACTAGGAGAAGAGTATGTATTTTCTCCAGAGGATACAGATCTTTTAACTATAGCTATAGCATCTCTATCTATAAAGTATGCAAATGTTCTATTTTCATAACCCATTATGTTAAATCCCTTATCTCTGGTTTACTACCTAACCTTGGTATATCATATCCATCGTAATCAACAGATATTATTTCTAGTATGTCATCTGATAATCCATAATATCTTTGATCTGCAATAGTATCAAATTGAAATGCTCCAGATAACATTCTTGTTCTTCTAGAGAACTCAGTCATTGCAGCATTAAGCCACAATCTAATTTGAGTTTCTGAAGTATTAGGGTGATGCTGCCTAACCATTTCTATCATTTGTTTTTGTGTCATTTTTGTTGCGTAACCCTTTGTAATTCTTTTTCATAATCTTGTTTTAACTGCGCAGCAAAAGTTGCAGTATTTGTAGCAAGTTCTATATCTTCATTACTTTGATTCTCAGAAGCAAGTTTAAACATAAATTTAGCTGCTGTACCAAGTACGACTGCATATTCAGCTCCACTTGGAAAACTTGAAATACTTGTATCCCCATGTGCAATGCTTGATGGATAATCATATTTAATGATCTCTCCATTCTCACTACCTGTAGGTTCTGGTTGAATTACTAACAATTTACCTTTTAGGTAGAATACAGGATCTCTTTTTTGAGTAGTATCTGAAAAATAAATACTACCAGAATCTGTAGCTCTACCATGTTGTCCATAAGCTATTTCGGTAGCATAGTGACTATCTCTGCTTACACTTAATATTCTTTTATTAGAAATATCATAAGAGTTAGATGTGATTGATTGTACAGTTGCATTTCTTAACAATACATCTTTAGGTAAAACATCAGATACTTCACGAGCTGTTGTATTTAACATATCGTTTAAACCATCTGTATCTGAAATAGTTCTGCCTATTATATCTTCTACTTGTAATTTAAATGTTTGCATTTATTCCTTTAGGATTATTGAGGCTACTGAGAGCTTTTACATGCATGCAGTAACCTCAATAATTTATCCATTTTAGCCTGAGTGAGCTGCTCCGTTGTCAGCAACTGCTGCATGTGTTACATAGTAATTTGTTCCATCACTAAGCACATGAATCCAGTCACCTACAACTGCGTTACTCGCAACAAATGTTACTTTGTCAGAGTCAGCTGTAATAGCTGTATTAGTGTCACCCATTTCTATACCTACCATCTTATCAGCTGTACCACCAACGACATCAAAGTCATTACCACCAGCAGTACCAAGAATGAACTTTGCTTCCCATCCTTTTGTGGTTACTGCAGGGATAGTGATATCATAAGCACCAGCTTGAGAGCAGATAAAAGTTTTTCCGCTATCAGCAGGGCCTAATGTAGTACTAGCTGCTAAAGATTCGATACTCGCACTTGTTCCACCTATAAATGGTCTAGCCATATTAAACCTCCTTAATCAGTTATTTTAAACAACTTATGAGATTCAATTAAGGTTATTCCAAGACCTTCATCAGACATGTACTGATCTTTTACTCCGTCAAATGCGTCATCAGTTTTAATGTTAGTCTGATATACTGGAGGTCTGTATACTGCATGAAATAGATTCTCTTCAGAAACTACACACATGTATTTAGAATAAGGCCCACGCAATACAGGAGTTGGAATCAACATTAACACACCATGAGGTGTTTCTAATTGTCTATAGTTGAATCCCATACTACTACGTTCTGAAGGCCCAATATCAATATTCCAAGCTGAGTTACCTGCGAATCCAGAAGCACCATCTATCTTAGAGAAGTAGCTCATAGCTCCACGACCAGCAAAAGCCATTTTCATGCCTTGTTCTGGTATGTATTGAAATACCTTTTCCATATCATCTACAAAATTACTGTAGTTATAAGTAGCTTCAGATATTGTAAATACGTTCTGATCATCACCACTTGTTGCACCATACTTACCTAATGCTGTTACTAATCCCATTGTAGAACGAACTACATTTCCATTAGCATCAGTTATTGCATGTTCAGCAAATGTTTCATCAGAGGTTCCATCACGTGAATCTTTAAGACCAGTACCAATAGTAGAACCACCAAATAGGAAAGCTCTTTCTTTTTGAATCTTATGTTCTTGTGATTTCTGTAAACGTAATCTAGCTAATTCAGATGACTCACCACGTAATGCTGCTGCCTCTAGGGTACCAGTAATTTGTAGGGGAGTTTTAAAGATCTGAGTACTATTGTAAACAACCTTTAGTTCATCTGACCATGCTTCAGGAGCAACTGTTCCCTCACCATGTGCATTACCAACTACTCTAAATACATCATTGTCTGCAACATCTAAAGCAGCAGAACCTAAGTTTTTGTATTTAACAGTATTAGCATCAACTACAGTTGTAATTAAAGCTTGACCTCTAAGCGTAGTTCTGGTTGTATCCCAAACTTCACACTCTAAGCCAAGATATGATGAATCAGCAGATGATGCTAATCCAACAATACCATCAATATCCATCTCACCTGATTCTGTGTTACCTGCTGCTAGTGATGCAACATCAGTTGCAGAGACAAACTCTTGGTTTTGCCAAGGATTTCTATGTTCAAACATTTTGAAAAGCGGATCAATTGGTGTACGCTGTTCCTGATTAGCCACGATTGTTGTAAATGGTGTTACATCA